CGTGCCGCGAGCGGTGGAGGTCTGGGCTATCACATCGCAATCAAGAGTCATCACCCCGCCGGATGATACGGCGAGGGTTCCACTGTTTAGCTTGCAACCCTCCAGCACCTCGCTGGTGCCGGTGCCCCGGTTGAACTCCATTGTGAGCCCCGTGGGCAGTGCCTGTGCGAGCGTGTAGGTGTGTACGAAAGGACCGGCGCCAGTGGTTGCGGCGGCGCCCATGAGGTTCTTGAGGAACATGCCGACATTATCGAACGTACACTCAACGCTAAAAGCCCCCCCGGCCTGGCTGGCTTGCGTGTAATGATTTCGGCGCATAGCGGATCCGGCGCTGCTCAGCAGGTGCGGGCGCGGCACCTTCTCCTCGGTGCGGGCAAGCCCGGCAGAGATCAGCGGCCTCCAGTTTGTTCGGCTCACAGGTGTGCCCCAGGTGGTCTCTTCTGCTAGTCCCAGGGCTGCGCCCCGTCCGTGATATATGCTGGCCATGATGTGCTCCGATTAGGTGGGGGCGTGGATGATGCGTACCTTGATGGACGCATGAAAGGTGAGGGTGCGGCCAAGCGTGGTCGAGACAGTTAGCTTGGCTACATAGTTTGTATCGTCAACGCCGTCCTGGATCGTCGTGCGGACCCAGCCAGGGTGCATCGTGCGCATAGACCCCGCGTCTATCATGGCACCGACAACCGCCCCGGCAGCGTTGAGAACTGTATAGGTGGCGCTCTCGATCTCCTCGTGTAGGAGGCTCTCCTGCTCGGCCGTGCGGCGCTTGAGCAGAGCGGGTGAACAGTTCCACCAGATATGCGTAATATCGTCTGGGTGCTTGCTTAGGACTGTCTCGCTGTTGTCGGCGCCGGCCTGCTCAGCCCTGGCCACGACTACATGCTCTGAGCCCGTGCCGGGCGAGCCCACCTCGATGATGCCGGTCTTCGGGGACAGGCCGATCGTGAACGTGCTGGCCGCTGAGGCGGCAGCGGCGTTGTCCCAGTAGAGCCAGGCGGTGACAGCCCGCGTGACGTTCGGGGCTAACCAGTTGTCGATCTCGATGTTACCGGCACGTGTCGGCACGTCGAACCCGACCAGCTTGTACGTGAGCAGAACGCCCGAAGCGTCCACGATTCGCACATCGTTCCCACTGTTTAGCACGTGGCCCCAGAACGCCGGAAACTCACGCGGTATAATCGTGTCCACCTCGATCGTGCCGGTGCCCCCGTGCAGGTCAATAGTGATCGGCGCTCGGCGTTGCCAGTCCTTGTCATACCAGGTCATCAGGCCCCCGCCACTTCTGTAAAGGTTGCGGTCAGTTGTAGCACGCACAAGCCCAGGCCGGGCCGGTCCAGCTCTTGACCGTCCAGTGCGCTGGCGCTGATCTCGATGTCTCGCACGTTGCCGCCCAGGCTGCGGTCGGCCTCAAGGGCTCGCATGATATCGTCCATCAGGTCGATGGCCTCCAGGGCGGCGTTGGCGGGTGCGGCGCTCTTAGCTGCGCACCAGCCCTCGATCTGTATTCTCATCGTTCGGTCGTACCGTGTGAGGACTGTTTTGCCGCCGGTCTGTGCGGTGGACAGTCCCAGGAAGAACACGTAGGCGCCCGGCACCCGGTGCGGGGCAAAGCTCTCACCCTGGACCACTGCGTCCGTACCGCTGATATCGAAGGTGTACGAACCCGCCCCGTTGACGTTGGCGAGCTGAGCCTTGACCGCCGCCAGGATTGACCGCTCCGTGCTCATGACAGCACCCTGGCGATCTGTTCAGAGATCACCCGCTCGGCCTTGCCAGCTGTGGTCTCAAGCGCCGGCTGTAGGAATGGCCTGGCCTTGATTGTGACCTGCCGCTTGAGCAGGAACCACGGCTCCCCGGTGTGCTTATTGACCAGCAGGAAAGCACCCTTGAGCGACCGAACGAACGTCAGGTCTGGCACATCACGCGGGCCCGGCACGCGGCCGATCCCGGCAGCCGTCTTGAGCTGTGGGTGGATCGGGATCGCAAGCATCTTGGCCCGCTTCGGGCGGATGGTCCCGCCCTCCTCGTGGATGCGAGCGTAGGGCACGGAGCCAAACGAACCAGAGCCGCCAGACTGGAGCACCACATCCACACCGCTGGCGGTAGTCTTGGCGGTTCCCGCCATGCTCCGCAGCAGTGAGCCGCTGCGGTGTGTCAACCCACTGCGGCCACCGGTCATCACATTGAGCCCGGCAGTGCGGGCGCCGTCCATTGCAAGCGATGCTCCAGCCGTCAGAAGCGCGCCCTTGAGCGCACCCGTGCGGACCAGGGCGGCGAGCTGGTCGCGCCACTGGTCGAGCGTGATCGTGCCAGCCATCAGGCCACCCACGAGGCCGGCAGCCTGTACGGCGCCAGGGCCTCCATGACCTCAGGCAGCAGGCCGAGATCCGACACGCTGATAGAACCGCCGCCCTGACTGACTGAGGTGCGCCCGATGTGGTCACGGGCACCATACCAGTGAGCGACCTGCAAGCAGGCCGCGTGCACTATTGCGGAGGGCATAGCCGACCAGCCGATCACAGCCACCACCTTGATGGCTCGGCGCACCGAGCTGAACGAACCGATCGCCCCGTCTGTGTCCAGTATGACCAGGCCATCGGAGCCAAAGACTGTATAGTCGGCGGCGTCGATTAGGTCAGCGGCGCCATAGGTGCGATCCGCTGAGTCGTGCAGGGTGGTCACGGACTGCACAGGGTAGAACGGCAGCCGCAGCTCCGCACCTCCAGGGCCGTCCATGTAGAGCGTGTGAGCCACATCCTCCAGGGTAGGGTCACCGCCCACGGTCGCAGCTGGAAGCCCCAGATAGGACGCCATCGCCGAGTCAGCCCGCGCCAGCAGGGTGTCGATCACGGCGTCCTCTGAGGTACCGGTCAGGCCTCGGATGTAGACCCGTGCCTGTGCTGCGGTGGCGATGGCCATTCGTTTAGCCTTCCTTTGCTGGCTTGGCCTTCTTGCTCGCCTTGACCTTGACCAGGTAGAACGGCGGCACCGTGGCACCCTCGGGCACCTCGATGTCGCGCACCTGACCTGCTGACCAGTGTAGACCGGTCGGCCACTCGCACTGTCGGATCGCTTTCAGTTTCATTTGGTCCCCTTGGTGCTCTTGGCCTTAGACGGCGCCGCCCGTCGCGATGGGCTCTTGACGGCGCGTGTCTTCGGTGGCTTGACCGGTGCCGACCCTACGGCACTAAACAGACCTCCGAAGGTCTCGGTAAGGCGCTCGGCCTCCTCCGTGGTGACTTCGTGCTGGTCCCCCTCGCGCCAGGCATGGCCCGACGTGTTGAGTGACTTTAGCTTTGGGTGTCCGTTGTATCGTAGGATCGGCATGGTCGTAGCCTCTTTGCTTAGATGTTGAAGCCGTATGCGACGGATGCCGTGGTGGCAGCGTCAAGGCTGAAGAATGCACAGCGTCGGGTGGCGACGATATCGACCAGACCGTTCACGATCTCGCGTTGCACGTCGGTGGTCATCTGGCGGTAGTTGCCCATGTAGTACCGCGAGCGGTTGACGATGAGACAACCAGTCTTGGCGACGGTCGGGCTGGCGATGTGCAGGCCAGTAGCCTCCATATCATTTCCGATATAGTCCGAGACCACCACAGGCATCCCGGCGATCGATGCGACCTGGCCAGTTAGCACAGTCGCCTGTGCTCCCAGCTTGTCCATGGTCGCCGTCTCGGTCAGATCGAGCAGGTAAGTGACATACGCCTCGGGGCTGATAATCAGAGCCAGATCACCACCGGCACCCTGTGGTCCGTCGAGCTTAGCCCGCAGCGCCATCAACGCCGTGTAGGTCTGTGCGCTCACATCGAGCGTACTGGACGCATCGAATGAGTGAGCCCGAAGGCCAAGCCATGCGCGGCGGTGGTCCGCAGCGGTTCCGGTCGTTCCGCCCCAGCGGCCACGGATGTCCCAGACCTGCGGCACACCAGAAGCACCCAGATCCTGGTGGCTGGCGGCGATGTCCCCGTTGATTATTGCGTCCTCGACGCCAGAGGCGATGGAGTCGGCCACGGAGTCACGGAGCACAGCGAGCGCACCCATCAGGGCGTCTTCGGTGGCGTCCTCGTCGGCGCTGATACGGGCGGCGATGCTGGAAGCCACGACGCTAATCTTGGTCGCTTCGTCATCGTCAGCAGTGATCGTGCCATAGGTGGCGGCGCTCTTGAGGTAGGGCTTGACGGTCAGGGTCTGGAATGGAATCTCAAGGTTCTTCGATTGCATGTCCCACGTGGCAAACAGTTGCTCAACTGCCTTGGGCGTGTAGACCGCCTTCGCCAGCTCGGGCACCATCACATCGGGGATCCAGTCGGCGCCGACCGTTCCGCTATCGCTGAAGGTACGCTTGATGATATCGGGCGCGCTCTCCATGTGACGGGCCACGCGGGCGTCCATCTTGGGCGTGCGGCCGTCAGCCTTGAGCATCTTGACCATGTTGCGGTCATCCACAAGGCGCTTGAAGTCGGCGTGCCAGTCACCACGATCCACCTCGTCGGAGCACATCGCGGCAGCGTCAAGGCTACCATCCTGGCGGATGTAGGTCCGCAGGGTGGTCTCTTTCTCGCTGACGGTCTGCACCTGCGGCGCGGCAAGCTCGGCGAGCTTCTGCTGCACTTCCTTGACGGTGGCCGCCTTGGCCTCCAGGTTCTCGCGGAGGTCGCGGTTAGAATCGCTGAGCCGCTTCTGCTCAGCCTTGATGTCGTGCAAGGCCTTGAGGGCCTCGTCGCGTGTCGTGATGTCGGACATGATATGTCTCCAGATGTTGGCGTTTAAGCCGGGTTAATCTTGATAGGTGAACAGGTCGCCCCAGCCATCGGCGGGGATCTGTTCGGTGTCATCGGTTAGGGCGGCGTCTACCGCGTCCTGGACCTCGGGGTCGTAGCCGAGCAGCTCAAGCAGCGTAGACCGCACAACGGTCTGTACTGCCTCTGAGGCGGCGCCACCGGCCTCCAGGGTGGTAGCACCCTCTCCAGTGCCCCAGAAGTCCACAGGGGCGGCCTCAGCGGGCGCGGCGGGTGCTTCTGGCT